CCCTGATGATAATACTGATTATGTTATTCCTACTGTTACTGCTTCTGGTAACTCTAAAAATGCTTATGTAGGCTCTCTTTGGGACTATTTTGGCTTGCCCGTGAATACGTCTGGTAATTTATCTGGTATTAGCGCTCTTCCATTCCGTGGCGTTTATCTTATTTACAACGAATGGTTTAGAGACGAAAACCTTCAGAAATCCGTTAAGATTCAGAAAGGCGATGCTAATGAAGTTTTGAATTCTACCCGAGCTGCCGAGCAGCCTTCTTGGGTTTTTACTTCAGATACCAATGTTGTTCCCGGCTTAGCCTGTCCGCCTCGTGGTAAACGTCATGATTACTTTACTTCTTCTCTTCCGTGGACACAGAAGGGACCTGGCGTTTCTATAGGTCTTGCCGGTACCGCTTCTATAGTTGATCCTAGCCCTGGTTCTGGTTTTCTTCTCCATAGTACCGCTTCACAGCTCGCCGCTGTTTCCGCTTACGGCGGCGAGGCTTCTTCTTCAGGCGGCCGTAGAGTTGCACAAGGTAGTGGATCTATTTCGTTTAGCCGTAACGGTGAATCAGATTTTAGTACCGTAGGCGGTTTTGCTGGCAATACCAATTTCGATATAACTATGTCTGCTCAAGCCGCTTCTACTTATCTTGGCAATGATTCTTATGTTGATTTGGACAGTTCAAGTATCTTTACAATCAACAGTCTTCGTACTGCTTTCCAGATGCAGAAGTTCTATGAACGCCTTGCTCGTGGTGGTAGTCGGTATACAGAAGTGCTCCGCTCTTTCTTTGGCGTAGTTTCTCCGGACGCCCGTCTTCAACGTCCGGAATTTCTCGGTTCCTTTACCAAAATGGTAAATGTTAATCCAATAGCGCAGACTTCCGCAACTGACACTACCTCTCCTCAAGGCAATCTCTCTGCTTATGGTGTTACTGCCGCCAAGTTTCATGGTTTCACTAAATCTTTCGTTGAGCATGGCTATATTTTTGGTTTTGTATGTGCTCGCGCCGACCTTACTTATCAGCAGGGTATCAATAAGATGTGGCTTCGCTCTACGGTTTATGATTTTTATTGGCCTACATTTGCGCATCTCGGTGAACAGGCTATTGAGCTTCGTGAGATCTATGCGCAAGGTGTCGAAGCTGATACTACTGTTTTTGGCTATCAGGAACGTTACGCCGAATATCGCTATAAACCTTCGCAGATTACAGGCAAGTTCCGTAGCTCTATAACTGGTGGTAACCTTGACGTTTGGCACCTTTCACAGTTCTTCAATAACGCTCCCACTCTAAACGAGGAATTTATTATGGAAAATCCACCTATTGAGCGCATTATCGCTGTTCCCAGTGAGCCTGAGTTCTTGCTTGACATAGGCTTCCGTTACACTACTGTGCGTCCTATGCCTATGTTTGGTACGCCCGGCCTTGTTGATCATTTCTAAAAGGAGTTGGTATCATGTCATGGCTTTCTAACACATTAGGCAGTGTTGCTGGTTCTGTATTAGGATCTGCAGTTCAGAATCATTACAATTCTGCTAATGCCGCACAGGCTAACGCGTGGAACGTTGAAAACTATAAACATCGTTATCAATGGGCTGTAGAAGATATGCGCAAGGCTGGTCTTAATCCTATTCTTGCCGCAACTAATGGTATAGGCGGTTCTATATCTGGAGCTTCGGCCGCTTCTGTAGGTATGAGTGATATAGGTTCTACCATGAACTCTGCCAAAGCCGCTAGTGCCGCTGAAAGGCAGGCTAAGAATGCCGAGCATCTTGCAGTATCTCAAATTGATAAAAACGTCGCAGAAGCCGATTCTGTGCGTCAGAGCACCCATGGTACAGTTCTTCAGAACGGTATTCTTGCAAATGATTTGAATCTTCGTGAGCAGACCTATGAAAAACGTCTTGGTTATGAGCTTGAGAAGATGAGTCTGGAGCTTGAAAACCTTCGTCTTCAGGGTTCTTACCTTAGCTCTGGAGTTTTGAACAACATTGCTTCTGCTAATCGTGCTAATTCTGCCGCCGCTTTTGATAATATTCAAACTGAAATGGCCGGTATGGAACGTGATTTCTATAAGAATATTGAAAGTCTTACAGGTGCTCCTAGATCTGTCGCTAGCGGTGTTGGTTCTACTGTCAAAAATGTTATAGGCTTCCTCGGAGGTCGTTACTTTGGAAGGAGATAACTTTTATGTCTAATAAAACTACTATGATTCTTACTTTTATCGTTTCTGTTGTTGTTCCCTTTATTCAGGAAGTTGTGGATCTAATCGAAGCTCTGAAAGGTAAAGCTTCTTCGAATACTGTTACTGCTAAAAAGGTTGCCTCGGACTTTCAATCCGATGTTGCGCAACTTGTTGAGCCAGTTGCTAATAAGAATGATTCTAAAAAAACTAGCCGTTTTTTCGGTTCTTGGAGGGATGCTAAATGAGGCGACGTCGCTTATCTAAACGAGGTTCTCGCCGTCTTTTCCGGCGTACCTCCAGATCTCGTCGGAGAAATTTTAAAAGAGTAGGACGAGGTGGATTTAGGATTTGACATTCTGACTTAATCCTGATACAATCGGTACAGGTGATTAATATGGTTTGTTATAATCCTATTCTTATGTACCCAGTTGAAGGAGCGATTACGAAAAATGGAAAACAACATTATAGTTTTTACGGTAGCCTTGCCTCTCACCCTGAGCTTGCTGGCGATAGCCGTTTCATTCGTTGTTCTTGTAAACAATGCATCGGTTGTCGTCTCGAAAATAGTAGACAGTGGGCTGTCCGTGCTGTTCACGAAGCCCGTTCTTCGTCTTCTGCTTATTTCGTTACTTGCACTTTCGACGATTATCATTTGCCGCGTGATAAAAGCTTAAGCAAGAAATTTCATCAGACTTTCATGAAAAATCTTCGTCGTGAGTATGGCAGTGGTATTCGCTTTCTTGGCTGTGGTGAATATGGTGAACTTCATGGTCGCCCCCATTATCATTACATCTTGTTTAATATTGATTTTGATGACAAAATTTTTCGGTTCCGTACAGACGGTTATAATACTTATACTTCTTCTCGTTTTGCCAAAGTATGGAAATACGGTATGCATCTTATTGGTGAGTTTAGCTTTGATTCTGCTGCCTATGTCGCTCGCTATATAGTTAAAAAACAGACAGGCAAAGACGCTCCTTCTCACTATAAAGGTCGCATTCCTGAATTCATGGTTGCTTCTAATCGTCCCGGCATAGGTGCTAAATGGCTCGAAGATCATGGCGAAGAATGCTATGCCAATGATTATGTTGTTATTAACGGTAAGAAGATGCGTCCTCCTCGTTATTATGATAAGAAATTTGATGAAACGCATCCTCACTGGATGGAGTTTATTCGTAATAACCGTATTGAGAAGATGCTTCATAATCTGGAGAACAATACTTTTGAGCGTTTGGTTGATCGGTGCCGTGTTCAGGAAGGTAAGTATAAACATTTTCTTGGCAGAAAACTTGACAAGGTATTGTGACTGTGTTATCATTAAGTCAGAAATGAGGTGATGCTTATTAGTGAATTTGAAGCTGTTAAAAATTTCTGTCGTGAGCGTAATATTTCTTTTAATTACTCTTTTCGTGGTAGTAAATATGCCGCTTACCGTCTTAAACCCGATGATTCTAGAGTTATTCGCCTTGATAATGACTATTTTGTTATATCAGCTATGCTTTATCTTATGATTCGTAGGTATTTAATTGCATTTAGAAAAGGAGATGGTTCCGCTGAGACTTTATTCCATTTATGATTCCAAGGCTGAACAGTTCAGTCCTCCGCAGGTTTACCACAATGATATGCTTGCTCTGCGAGCTTTTGAAGGTATAGTTAACGATGATAAAATGCTTATTAAAAAGTATCCTGAAGATTTTACTTTGTATTATATTGGCAATCTCGGTGACAGCGACGGTCGCTATTACGTTGAGAATTGTGACGAGTCCCGTATTCCTGTCATGGTTGGTCGCGCCATAGAATATGTGCAGACTGTTGACAATGATTCTACTAAATGATAATCTAGTAAAGAGCGTATCAGAAAAAGGACGATCTCATGGAGATCGCCCTTTTTTTGTACGCTACGCCCGCCGCGTCTAGGCGCCTGCGAAAGGAGGTGAAACTATGAAATTTAAGACAGCTTATGATCCCGTAGAAGAACATGATCATTGCGGTATTGAGTTTACCATGCCCTCTCTTACAGTTCAGGACGAGAAAGATGAAACTGATATCAATTACATCGTAAATAAGTATGCAGACGGTCAGAAAGGTATCATGACTCTTGATCTCGGCGATAGTTCGCAATACGCTTACTTGCAGTTCGGAGATGCAACGCTTCCCGGCGACTACAGTACAGCGCTTGAGCTTGTGTCCGGAGTTCGTGAAGAATTCTACAGTTTGCCCGCTTATGTTCGAGCAAAATTCGGTCACGATCCTATGAATTTCATCGACCATTTGAATGATCCTGCAACGCTCGAATATCTCCAACAACAAGGTCTATACGGTAGCAAATATACCTTTGATGAACCACAACAGTCCGTAAGTAGTGAACAAACACAAGAAAAAAGTAACACTTCAGAACAAAATAATGAAGAAACACAAAAATAGGCGTCACCGAAGCCAGTTACTTACTTGATGTAACTGGCGTAGGTGACGCAAAAATAATCTAAAACCTAATAATAATTTGCTTTAGGTTAATTATTAGGTTTACACTTCGAAGAAGGTGAAATTTTGGCTCGAAAAAAAATAAGAGTTCGAGGACATCGCTTCAGCGATGCTCCTGCAATGTACATGAAAAGGACTAAGTTTGACCGTTCCCATGTTTATAAGACAACGTTTGATTCAGGTAAGCTCATACCTGTATTTGTTGATGAGGTTTTGCCTGGCGATACTACACGTATGTCTGTTAATTACTTCGCTCGTTTGGCTACTCCTATTAAGCCTATCATGGATAATATTTATCTGGACTGGTTTTTCTTTTTTGTACCAAACCGCCTTGTTTGGGAACACTGGCAGAATTTCTGTTTTGAACAGGAAGACCCTGATGATAATACTGATTATGTTATTCCTACTGTTACTGCTTCTGGTAACTCTGAAAATGCTTATGTAGGCTCTCTTTGGGACTATTTTGG